AGATAAAATGAAAAGCTATATTGAGGTTAAATATGAAGGCAACACCTACACCACACCAACCGAGCATAGAATGATTGCCGTGAAAATGCTTAATGATTACTGCAAGAAGTATAAATACAATTACAAGGAAATAATCGGCAGGGATAGATTGATGGAAATGGTTGAGCGTAGGGCGAGAATTGCCAGACACTTGATGAAAACAAACCTATCTCTTGCCGCAGTTGCTTATGCGTTAAACAAAGACCGCTCTACTGTTAGAAATTATAGAGATAACTTTGCATATTTGGATGGAAGATAACATGAAAACCAGAGAAGAAATGAAAGCTATTTCAGCAGAGATTGACGCAAAAGTAATTGAGTTACTACCTACTGGAATGAAATATGAAAAGATAGCTAGAATCATTAGTGCTATGGGTGAAGATTATATTCAAACCCGCAAAGCTGTAACTGGTCGCGTGTATCGAATGACAAAGAACGGAACAATACCAAAACGCGCAGAAGTGTTGGTAAATAAAAAAGCCAAAACTTCTGCAAATATATTGCTGAAATCAAAAGAAAGTTATAAACTTGAGGACTGGAATAAACACGGCGTTGGAACGGTTGATATTCTTGACTTGAAAAATGACATGTGCCGCTTTCCGTTTGAGAATGGGAAATATTGCGGGTGTGTATCGGTCATAGGCTCATATTGTTTAACACATAGTTTAGTTTGTCACAGAGATAACGGAAAGAGAGTGAGATGATGGATAAACCGCAAGAACACTGTGATTATAATATCAGACAATGGACAATTGATAGCGCAATTAACCTCAATAAAAAGGGCGCAAAGGCTGATAAAATAATTAAAGACGCAAGCAAGTTTTATGGGTATCTATTTCCCAATAATGGCAAGATTGAAGTATTAAAAACAGGGAGTAAATAATGATACCAGAAGACGAACCAGACGGAATTGCTTTTAACCCATTAGGAGAAAGCAACGATATAATCAAAAACCCAAGCCATTATAATCGAAATGGGATTGAAGTTATTGATGTTCTAAAGGCTTTTCTCACACCAGAGGAGTTTAAGGGTTACTTGAAAGGCACACAATTAACATACTTGTTGAGAAGCCCTTGGAAGAAACAAGAAAAAGATGACATTCTTAAGTCAGGCGTGTATTCTGATTGGCTAACAAAGGGATTGAAATAATGGAACTTTCAAAATTAAGCTATGATAAACAAACTGACACTTGGACAGCGTACCAAGACAATCAACCGCAAGCACAAGCTGAAACCAGTGACAAGGCATGGGCGATAATTACCACAAAGAAATAGTATGGGTGACGTACAGGCAAGAATTTAATTATTGCGCTTTAAGCAATAAGTAACTTTTTCCAGTTACACTAAACTTATATCCCCCCAGATATAACCCCCGTCAGAAATGGCGGGGGTTTTTCTTTGATAACCATCGCAACTTGTGATACGATGCGTTTAATCGGGGGATAAATGCTAAATCACACCGCCAGAATGCTCGTTTGGGACATTGAAACCAGCTCTATTGATATTCTTCACCGCCAGTATGATTTGACGGTAAACACCAAACGATTTAATCCAAACGAAATAGTCAGAGATTGGAACATTCTAGGAGCTGCTTGGAAGCTCATAGGGCACGATAAAGTAAGTTGTGTTAGCGTATCATCTAAAAACCCAACCAATGACCTAGAAGTCGTTAAAATCGTGCATAGCGTTCTTATGGGTGCGGATATTCTAATCGGTCATAATTCAGATGCCTTTGACTTAAAGAAGTTTAACGCTAGGGCAATATTTCACGGTTTGCCTCCGATACCTCAAAAGCAACAAATTGACACGTTAAAAGAAGCTAGAAAATCCTTTAAATTTACATCCAACAAATTATCATATCTAGCTAATACCCTTGGCATATCATCAAAAGACGAAGCCCCAGATTGGAATAAGATACTAAACGGAGATTCGCAAGAGCTTGCGGTTATGAGGGAATATAATAAAAAAGACGTTATTGTTACCGAACAGCTATATTTTAAATTACTTTCATGGATGAAGACACACCCCAATGTTTCAGTTTATTCCCCAATTAAAGACATTGAGGGTAAAACAATCAAAACGTGTCATAAATGCAACTCTGCTAATGTAAAACAAGCTGGAAGTAGATTTACCAAAACAAAACAGATTAAGCGGTATAGATGCGCGGATTGTAATTCTTACTGTTAAGCCACAACGTCCATAACCAAGTGTTCAACCCCACATCGAGCGCATAGTATCTTGGTTTCTTTTAATTGATAATCATTCACAAGAACAAACTGGGTGTGCTTGCAATAGTCACATTCTTCTATAGCGTCCCAATTATCATTTACTGGCATTATTCACCTCGACTGCGGTTGAAGCTATTTTCTTGACTGTGACAAATACGTTACTCTCCGCCCAATGCTTTTGCAGTATCTCTGTGACTTTATCATCACAGGCGTAACGTCTAGGGTGTAGAATAATTATATTGGGTATGTCGGGGGATTGGTATAACCAGAATTTCTTTGGGTCGTCACTTGTCGTTTGCACAGCGTCCACGATATAGACGTATTCCTCTTGGATAACCCCTTGCATTCCATTGACAAGAAAGGTTGTTATCCAGCGCATCATCATCCACCATTTGCTTGATTAAGTGCTGTGCGATAGCGTTCCAATAGCACGGCCATGCACTTAGCAGATACAGATTCGCCCGATACATCACAAGGGATAATGGGGTGTTTAACACTGGGTTTTACCTGAACAGTCTGACACCCGCTTAAGAGTACGCATAAGCACAGGAGACTTGATAACAGTGCCGTCCGTGTCTTTTGTGATAATGTCTTCGATGGTTTGTAATTTGGCTTGTTCGTCAATGATGTGTTGCGCTGACTTGGCGAGTGCGGAATTAGTTTCAAGTAGCGCAGAGTTTCTCTCATGGAAAACACCCCATTGGAATGATGAGTAAGTAAGCGCGGCAATCAATAGAACGATTACCACGTATGGTAATGCTTTGAGCATTTATTTCTTGTTTACGACTGAAAACAATTCAATAAACTTGACGATTTTACCAAGAATTTCATCGTCTTTAGTAGTTGGTGTAAGGGCAACGATACCAGTTGCGGCAGTTACCAAAATACCAACATAGGCGAAAATCTCTTGATAGTGTGCTGTAATCCATTCCATGATTTAAATCCTTTTGTTATTGACATGATAATCGAAAATGGGGTAAATTGCAATTGCTTAGACTACATTGTTTAGAGTTTCTTTCCCTCTCTGCGTTCCAGCCCCCTATCAGAAATGGTAGGGGGGTTTTGGTTTATGCGGCCGTGATGTAGGTGAATGTCGGTTGTAATGGCGCACCGTTAGTGTCGTAAGTACCGATTGTGCGATTGTCATAGATTGGTATAGCAAGCAATGTTTCAATAACAGAGTTACCACCACCACTTGAGCCTCCCCAAAGTGTTTCGGTTGCGTTAAATACACCAAGACCGACAGAGGATGAGCTGACCAAATCAATGGTCACACTGTCAATAACCGTGACTTGCCAATATCCGTTTGCTTGTGTCGCTCCTTTAACCCCTGAAATTCTAATCCAATCTCCAGTAGTCAAGCCATGACCACCAACCTTTTGAGAGCCAGTTGGATGTGTCGCGCTTGTTGGTGTTTCTAAGGTTGTGACACGGATTAAGCCAGAACCATTATCTGCCACTCCAGTCACCATTGGGGTAATATAAGATGCTGTCGTCGCTTCACTCACGAAGCCATACATATACCGAACATAGACAGTCGCGGAAGGGTCGGCAGATAGAGTGATTTGAATTTGGCTATCTGTGAATGTAACGGTTGAAATCGTCAGCAGAGACGTAAACGCCGTGTCTGTTGCGACTTGGAATCCAGTAGGTTTTGCGCCAGTTGCCAGAACCTTGAGAGATGTTCCTCCATTATGCGTAACAGGCAATGTAACAACCGCTCCAGAACGTGTCGCAGTGGTCATATATGGCCCGAATGAGTTATTACCAGACCCAGCTAATTTAACCGCAACGTCTTGCCCGATACGAGCCGCCATTGACGATGTACCCTTAAGTTCAGGGCATAAGTGTGCGCCGATTCTATTAAACTCGTATTGCGGCTGTAAATCGTGAACCCATCCCATTTCAAAAACATTTGTTTCACCATTAGCAATCTTGCGAGTACACCAGTCTTTCATTCCCCAACGGAATGATTGATAGATTGAAGCTGCGTAACCAGTAACACCAGTCACAGAGTTGAACGGAACAACACCAATTTTGAAGTCGTTATTAGGCCAGTTTGTTTTGTAGAAGTCATACATAGTGCCGAGCAATCCCCAGCCAGTCCATGCGCCCTCTGTACCAGCATCAGCGAAGTAAGAACGAATAGGAGAAAGTCCCAAGTCATTATGGCCTTGCGCCCATGCCATTGTTCCGACCTTCTTCATTTGATGTCCAGCAAGCAATGTATAAGGCGCAGTTGTACCACTCCAAGAATAATGGTTTGAAATCGAAGTTCCAGAAACCGCTTTATTTATAAGGCAAACCACACAGTTAGTTGAGTTTACAATCGTATTTGCAATTGTAATCATCCCGTCTGGCTTAAAGAACAGCGTGTCATTCGCTGGCACTTGGTTGTAAATGTTACCGATATAAATAGAGCCGCCAGAGACATAAGCGTTTGTGAATGTAGAGCCATCAAGGGTGAATGTGTTTTGCCCTGTGACTGTAATCGTCCAAACTCTATCATTCGCCTCGGTTGTTCCGACAATTGAGGTGACTGTAATTTTATCGCCAGTTTTTCTTCCGTGCTTAGCAACCGTCAACTCAATTAAACCACCATTTGAGGCCGCGCCTGTAACGGTAAGTTTTTCAACGTTTGAGCCTCCGACAACCGTAGGGATAGAGAAATGTGTTGATGCGTAATTATTCCATGACAACGTAGAGACACCATACGGCGCGCCAGATTGACGCAAATAATCCATAAGCGATTGACCATCAAGAATGACGTTTTCACCAACCCCCCATTTGAGCGTTGAGGTCATAACCTCTGTAGGCGTCGATAGTTTTCTTAGTTGGCATTTAATCCAACGCTTGCCTTTTGGGATAATAGCAGTTCCAGACCACACGCCGCCAGATACGGTTGTGTCGATAGTCTGCCAACCCAAAAACGCCACGTTATTATCATCAATAAATTGAATTTCAATATCATCACCATCTGCGCCCTGATATGTGCCAGATAGCGAGACCGTTGCGCTTCCAGACGTGTGTTGGAATACAAATCCTTGTGAGCCAACAGGGTCAAGAAACACGCCATTCGTCATTGGTGCATAACCAAGCCCAGTGGATATTACAGCATTACCAGCCGTTTTTGTTGCGTTCTTAGAATTAATCGTTCCAACCCATGTCCCGTTTACATCACATGGTACATAGAAGTCATCAGCCGCAGGAGTCCCAAGAGTTGTCGGGTCAGTGCCGTTTGCTACTTTATTGATTTGGTCTTTTGTTAAAGCAAAAGATAGCTTGCTCCAGTTTCTATAGTTTCCACTAGTTGGGGAGCCACCACTTAATTGGCGGCCAAATCTAAATGTTTGAGAGGCAACACCATTGAATGACGCGACTGTTTCTTCACCAGCCAAAACAGGCGCATGACCGTTAAATGCAATCCAAATTTGGTTTTTTGTTCCAGAGCGTTGAAACCATACAAAAGAATCTTGGTCGCGTTGAATAGGATAATTCGAGACAACAGCACTTGCAGTTGAAGCGAAAGCGCCAGTTACAGAGTGAGAACCGATGTAATTTGTACCAGCAATATCTTGCCCTGAAAATCTCAACAACCCGTTGTTAGGGTCATACTGAACCTCAACATTGTTAGGGCTTGCTCCAAGCGCAAATATAACTCCCCTGTTTGTCTCCGCCGCCCGTGGTCTAAACCACCCGCCAATTGACCAGTCACCATTAGGAAGCGATACGGAGCTGATGTCAAAAATATCCCCTGAGACCTCTGCCGTATTTGCAGACGACATTGCAGGAAGCGCGGCGGCTACTGCACCACCCCCACCCGAAAAGCCCCTAGCCCTGTTTCTTGACCTAATCATACCAACCTCATAATTCCGTTATCGTTTAATTCTAGCCATTCTTTATATGGGTATACAGGACAAGTCTTCGCGGAAACTTCCGAGTGACCATGAAATGTCAGCCCCTTAATCAAGTGTTCCAAATATAAACACAACGCCCTTACAGCGCGTTTCTGCTCAACTGTGAACGTCTTTAACCCACCGCAACATATTGCAATCGTATTCGCGTTGTGACCAGCTTGTGCGGCTGGATTAGTGTTTAATGACCGACCCTCGTAAATGTGACCAGCTTTATCAATATAGAAGTGATAACCAATCTCTTTAAATTTACGCTCCAAGTGCCACTTTTCCATCGTTTGTGGGTTATCGTGTTCTGGCCTATCACTCGCCGAGCAATGCAGAAATACACGGTTTACCATGCGTTTTGGTTTCTTAATGTTAGGAAGGTCGATTATGTCGAATTTCATCTTAACTCCACAAATATACTAACGGAAGATACGCAAAAAATCCAGATATATACTCACCCGTTTCGGTTGAGCTAGGCGATTTAAATAACTTCCAGCCAATCATATATCCAATCGGTTTTGTGAGGCCACCAAGGGCAATGAGTAATGCTAATACTGGATTATACCAAGCGACTAATAAACCACCTGAAACAGAGGCCAAACCGACAACGGATAGGCCAATAACATCATACCAATAAGCGGAAATTTTATACTTAAGTGGCGAAGTGATAAATTTCACAATAAAATCAAGGCGTTCTGTCTTGCCGTTATGAGGCATATTCGCTAAATCAAAATATTGTCCATGCCCTGTTGACTTACCCAAAGCACACAATCCTAATGCAGGAATAGCAAGCCATAAATTATAAGTACCAACCGCATACGCAAACGGAACCGCCCAGATTAAGCTAATCCATACTTTCGGAATTAACCCTGCGCCGTGTATTCTAGCGATAATCGCGCCTATGAATGGAACGAGGTAAATCAATGAAACACCTTTACGAAAAATGCTAGTAAAATACTAGCGATTGATATATTCCGAACGCTAAAATCATGTTTAATAACAACATTCCTAGGCTCTATGGTTATCCCACGCAATGCGTCAGGTTTAGCGTCAATCGCTTCGCTTAATTTGCGACACGCATTCCGAACCCTTAAATGCTCGTGCTGTAAATTACCTTTTATCATCATGTAGAGCCCCGTATATTTTATTAAGCAAGCCAGTTAACTCTCTTAATGTCGATGATGTTTCTTTATCTTTACGGATAGATATAACTTCTTTCCAAAAGATATATCCAACCAATACTATAATAAACATGGCCTCAAGTGCAATAACTTGATTTTCATGGTTTACAAATCTTTGAGGGTCAGGAATGTAGGTTTCTGGGGTCATTTAACTCTTATATTCTGTTATGATTACAATTCCAGCCGCTCCCGCACCACCAGCTACACCAGAAGTTCCAGAACCGCCCGAGCCAGCTGCGCCAACCGTTACCGTTTCAGTGCTACCAACACTTGAAGCCGCGACAATCTTTTTAGCATACCCGCCGCCGCTTCCACCAGAACCTGCGTTTGTTGCCGAACCTCTCCCACAACCTCCGCCACCGCCACCGTATTGCCCCCCTGCGCTTCCTGCGCTGTTTTTTCCTCCGACACCTTCACCGCCCATAAATGACGATCCACCAGTCCCGCCAATAGAATCAAAACCTGTTGCGGACGATGTGCCATATTCGGCAGTTCCGCCCCTTAGATTAAAATCACCGCCTGTACCAACACCGCCTAAACCAGCAGGAGCCCCTACGCCAGAAACCCAAACACCACCTACGCCGCCAGCCGCCGAACAATGTGAGCCGAAAGATGATGTTCCTCCGTTACCTCCAGCCGAACCAGAGCCGCTTGCAAAGCCTCCACCACCGCCACCGCCACCGACAACTTCAACTTCAACGTAAAGCAATCCAGCGGGTTTTGTATATGTTCCTGATGATGTAAAAACTTGGCGTGAAATAACTAAAGAAGCCCCACCTGAAGCACCTAATTGAAAATATGTTCCGTCATAAACAAGTCTGTAAATTATTCCTGTTTTGATGTCTCCTGCAGTTAAGTTTGATAATGCCCCACCAGAAGCCTTTTTAAGCGTCTTTGTTCCAAGCCCGTCAATATTAACTGTTACTGATGTCGTATTGTCCGCAGCCGCTTTAAACTCAATTCCTGTACCCTCTACATAAGCATCAAGAGCCTCTGCCATTTCAAGAACAATAGCATCAGCCGCAGAACCTGCACCGATAGCAGCGTATCTGAATTTTTGGGTCTGGTCGTGGGCGTAAGAAGTATGTGGAATACCACCGACACGCGCTCCGTCACCTACTAGAAGGTTTTTATTTGTGGTATCATAACCAGCTTCACCAGCGACAGGAGTAACGCTTGCAAGGTTAGTGGCACTGTCACGGCGTATTTGTACTTGTGTTGACATTAGACGAACGCTCCATAATCTTCGGATGTTGTTACTGTAGCAGAAAATAGCCCATAATCCAAGCTACTTGTTACGCTTTCGCTAAATAATCCGTAGTCTTCCCTATCAGTTACACCAGACGGAGAGCCTACGGTGAACCCTGTTAAACTAGCCCATGCAGAGCGAACACCAAACACGTTTACAGAGCGAACTCTTGCGTCATAGCTGATAACTGGACGTACTTGGTTAATGTCTGTAAATGTCTGTTCCCCATCAACAAAATATGACGGCCTGTAATCTGTTTCGGATGATTCTTTAAACTGGACTTCGAACTGTCCTCCGCTGGTGACGTATTCATCAGGTGGCGGTGTCCAGACAAAGTTAAATTTATATGTGTCAGGCGTTCCAGAAGTCTCAATCGCGACTGGAAAAACCGCCAGTGATGTAGGTTGTAAAACATCAAATATATCTGGCAAAGTAGAATTTGGCGCGGGGTCAACTTGCGTTTCTTCGCCCGCTACCCAATCATAAACACTGGTTGCCATTTCTCTACAAGTCATCTCAATAACTGGTGCATTACCACTTACGGACAATTTCCATTGAACGCACTCAAAAACCTTTGATTCCCACCCATATCTATTAAAAGTGAAATAGAAGTTTTCAGCAATTCCGACCTTAAAAGCGGTTAGTTTAAATGGTGCCATGAATGAAATCTCTTGGCGCATTCTCTCCATTTCAGACTTTGCTACACGTTGCGCCATTGTGGGGCGTTGAATATAGGCAAAGTCTCTTGTTTTAAGAATAACCTCTCCGTCAATCGTGGCGTAAATATCATTTTTAACCAATGGATAGTCAGCCGTGTTCCCGCTATTAATAAAGGCAGAATAAACACCTTGGATACGGTTAAACCTATCCTGTTTAGAAACTTTAGTCGTTACTGAAATTCCTCCAGCTAAGTCGTTCTCATCTAAGTAAACGGTAGGTGTACGGTATGAACCAGCTAAAATCTTCCACTTCCCGCCAGAATAATTTACCGTTCCAGACATAGATAGAACCATCTCGGATATATTAGAAGCTGGCTCGGTATTGCATTTAACAATTCCGCCGCCATGGTAACGAGGCTCTGCAATCTTCGTAAGCTGTCCAGTCGTTCCAGAGGTAAGATTTATAAAAGTGCCAGTCAAAGCATTGGCGTAGGAAATCGATAGTTTAATCCTAACCGTACCCTGTCTTTGATATGGCGTGACATAATAATCAGTCGCAGAAGATAACCCTCCGATTGTTCCAGATGTTAGCTGGACTTTATCACCAAAAACAAACTCGCAAACGTCACCGCTAAGAGTTAAAATGTCATTCGTGGTGTCAACTGATAAAACGCCAATCGCAAGGCTAGAAGTTAAAACATACTCGTCTGCAATATTCGCAGAACTGTCAACGTCATCATCATTTATGGATGTTGTTTCAGCTTTAACGCCGTACCGTGTATCAGTTAAATAATCACGGATAAACAACGGGATATTCGGTGTCCAGTAAGTCGTATCCGAACGAGTATCAAATAGCTTTCTCCCCTTCACCCATGCGGAAAAATTAGGTATTCCATTCGGGTAAGTGTCTCTATTCCATTGCAATGAAATATAAATATAAGCAATCCCTTGCAATCTGTGATTAGATGACCAGTCTGGAATATTCGTAGTCGCATAACTATCAGCCGTTTGACTATCAGAACCTAAGTGCTTTCTAATCCGCATAAGGTTTATATATCTGCCAGAATTCACAAGCCCATCAGCCGCTATCATATCGGGTGTGATTGATACATCGTCAACTATAATTTCGCCTATTTCTTGGCATTCATGTGAGGCAAGAGCAATGAACATATGAAGGTTTTTATTGCCGTCTGTAGAAGTCACATAGACAATCGGCCCCGATGTTCTAACCTCTCCATAAATCAATTGGCGTTCTGTAACCGCTTGTCTAAATTGTTGTGCCGAACCACTCCCCTTAACGGCATCGAAAGAAGAACCACCGCCCTTTGCTTTGGGGGAAATTACATACGACAAAGCAGAAATAGCCAAAGACACACCAAATGCCGCCCAAGAGAATGTTGCCGCTGCAACACCTGCAATAATACCAGCCGAACCCGCCGCCGCCGCTCCAGCTACTGCAATCACAACAGAAACAGGGTCAGCGTGTGCCGTTACTGGCAACATACATAAAATAAATAATGCTATTCCACGCGCCATACTACATCCATTGTTCTGATTTTTTCTCTTAAAAGTCCAGTGCCGTCAACTTTAAAAACTGCATATCCGCCGTCAATAATCCCGAATGAAAAACCTTCATCTCGCCACTTAAAAGCTACATCGCCACGTTGCGCGAATGAAGGTTGAACACGCTCAAAGAACCCATCCATAATATCAATTGGGCTTTGACCTAAACTTTCGTATAATGCAAGCGCAGTTTCTTTTGAGGAGTATTTACCTGATACAGTTTCGTTTGTGCATTTACCTGTGACAAGTTGGCAATACCCAGAAACAAAAGTAACGCAATCATATGTTCCCCATGAAAATGGCGTTCTGGATTGTTCCTGAATATAATCAGATAATATCTTTTCCCATCCTTCTTTTTTCACGTTACGCCAACCCCCCAATTGATAGATATGTCTTGGATGTTGGCAACGAAAGAAAGCCCGTCATCGCTAGGAAACATGGATTTTTGGTCTTCGTTTGTATATTTTCTTTCACGAACAACACGCAAATCAATTAAATCGCTTTCTGCGGATAATGTAACCTCTGAAGTTTCGCCATTATCACTAATCTCTAATATATCCATTTTTCCTTTAAACACAAGATATGGGTCTGGAATTAACGCCCTTGTGACAGTATCCAAAACACCAAACCAATATGAAACTGGTCTTCCTTGGTAGTTTTCAAGTAAGGACAAACTCAACATTGAGGAATCAACGCCAGATAATCTAAACCGTCCAGAGGTTGCCTTTAATTCGTTTGTCTCCTCTGCGCTTTCAATCGCTAGGAGATTACCAACACCAAAGAAAATATTGCTGTCATAGGTTAAGTCACCTATACCAGACCACATTCTAATCGTACCGCTATCAAACTCTAATTGAAGCATAGCAATCGGTGCAAGTTGTGACGCTTCAATTTCAGTTTCAAAACCGCTTGTTATATCGCGCACTATAAAGCCTCCATTGCTGAAAACTGCACGAAATAATGCTTATTTATATCAATTGAATACCCATCATCCTGTGTCAGGCGTAAAAGTATTTTGCAATTATTAACCGTTACCGTGGCGTTATCGGCTGGACTTGTTCTAATCGGAGGCCATATGTCCAGAGTTACTTCTCCACTTCCATTAGAATTAACGTCATTCAAAACCTTGTGCGCTCTTGTGTCCGCACCGCTTCCAAGGTTAATCCAATCGCCGGCTTTTAATATATTAGTGGTGCTTATTGTAAACCCATCAACGATTAATTGACTGCCGACTTGCCCACCGCCTTTAACAAGTGGCGTTCCAGTTGCTACGCCTTGCGGGGTCGATAAAGGAATGGGAAATAAGAAAGTGCCAAAACGTCCTTTAAGTTTAAGCAAAAATGACACATATTTTTCTGCGGTTTCTTTTTCCATCAAAGGTAATGCGCCCATAACTTGCCATGAAGCCCCACCAAAATCATATACTTGCTCTTGATAGGTAAATGGGCTTTCACTTCTCCCTATGGCGTTTCTAGGGGAAATAGTCAACGCATTAACGCTTATGTCAGTAGGGAAATCAATCGGATACGTTATCATTTTTATCTCACAAAATTAGGGTTGCGTCTACTCTGGTCAGACACAACATTTAAGGCGATTTTAGGCGTATCAGCACGTAATTGATTAACCTGTTGCATCACTTGACGTATCTTATCTTCAACGCCTTGCTCTGCACCTCTGGCATCAATATTAACAACCATTCCGCCGCCACCTGAACCCATATTGTCAACTTGACTTGCAGGTATAACCGCTTCACCTTTGTGCAGTCTGGCATTCATGTCATAAGGCACGTTCTGAATACCAGTGGCGAAACTCCCTGTGACACCAGCCAACCCCGCGTATAATCCGCCCATTCCTGCGCCGCCAGAGGATAAGCCTTGCGAAACCAAAGAGCCTCCAGATAGCAAGTTAGTCAGCCCACCAGCGATTAAACCGCCAAGTGAACCGCCTATTGAACTGCCACCATTAAGAGATTTTAGAACATCTTGAAGGATTGAAACGGCAAAATTCTTAAATGACTGCATGGCATCACCACCACGGCCTAAATCTGTAATCAAATTATCAATTGCTGAACCTGACGATTTTTCAAACTCTTTATACATATCCGCGAGTGATTTTGTATTTGCGGTTAAATCAAGTGTTTTGTCCTGCGCTTGTGCTAAACCATCAGCAACACCTGATAAGCCACCGCCGCCACCGCCTTGGTTTTGTGTTGCGCGTTCTCTTGCGCCAGCGTAAATCTTATCAAGTTTAGAAGCTGAACTTTCAAAGTTTTTCATTTCGTCCATGATGCCACGGACTTCCTGTTTCGCTTCCTCTGCCGCACCCCTAAAGATGCCGCCGTCACCAGTTAGCTTTTCTCTTGCCTTCGCCGCTAACTCTAAAACGCCTGCGATTGTACTTGAAAATGTAAGTCTGAAACCTAAAACAGCTTGGCGAACAACATCAACCGCCATAGAAGCTATGGTCATTCCATACTTTATCGCATATCCGAAATCTTCACCGCTTGCCGCGCCCTTTATAAGCTGGTTAGAAGCCTCCTCAACCAATGGGGCGAACGTGACTGCAATAGTATTGCCAGCACCCTCAATTGCCATTCCTACGCGCCCGTAAGCGTCACCAGCGGCCTTTACTTGCTCACTGTCAATATCATCAACAGCCAGATTAAACTTATTTGCAAACTCACTTGCCTCATCAACCTTTAAGCCAAGGTCGGTTAGCATATTGATTACACCCCTGCCGCCCTTGCCCAATAACTCCATAGCCATTGCCGTACGTTCGGTAGGATTCTGGATTTTAGATAGAGCATCAGAAATAGCGATAAACTGCTCTTTAGGAGACATTTTAATCAAGTCAGATACGGATAATCCTAATGCTTTAAAATTCTCTTGTGCTGATTTTGAACCACTCGCCGCGTCAAATATTGCCTTTTGTGATTTTGTAAAAGCCGCCGCAAATTCTTCTTGTGATACACCGCTTTCCTCTGCGACAATCGCAAAGGCTTTAAATTCTTTTGCCGCCAGTCCTAAAGATGATGCAAGGTCAGAGTTTGCCTCGATTGCCGCCGCACTCTTAATGCCAAGCGCGACCATAGCCCCGCCGATTGTAGCAAGAGCCGCTCCCGCAAGAGTTGCGCCTGTTTTTAATGTATTAACAAAAGCGGCATGGGATTTACCAGCCTTTTTCATCCCGCTTTCAAATTGGGAACTGTCAGCCGTCAATAACGCGGTTAGTTTGGTTATGATTGACATTCTTCTTTAACCCTTTTTTGATAAGCCTTAAGCCTAGCCATTATAGCAACTTCATCTATTCTTTTCACTTGTTTTTTATCACTTGATAGGAATATTTTCAACTCTGGCATTTTTTTAAGTTTAGGTAATAAAGCACCGTGCCACATAATCCATGCAGAGTGGTCGTGTTCTTCTTCTTTTGTTTTGGAAAATGTTTTGAATATTGTATAAAATTGCCATGGTGTCATTCGCCAAAATTCACTTGGCTGAATACCAAGTTTTAAACTGAACGAAAAAGCCTCTGCAATAAAGTCTTTTTCTTCACTTTTTTTTTATTATCTTCTTTTGGTACGCCGTCCACACCATAGTAAGCATATGACAAGGCTTTATCTAAAACCAATATTGAACGAACCAAAGGCGGCGACCATTCTATAATCGCCTCTTTTGTCAATTCTGGATGGTGTCTTTTTAACCCGCAAGCCATAACATCAGCTACGATATGCGGATTAACTTTATCGACTGGTTTGCCTAATTCCTGCACTGCGCCATCAATTTCAGATAATTCAGAAAGAGCCGACCAGTCATAAATGATGGTTAGCTTTTTCCCTTTAATCTCAAAATCAAATTCGCCTGTATGTGCTGACATTATGCGAAGGTCACATCACCAGAAATACGGATTTGGAAAGAGCCGTCAACCTTAGCATCAACACCGCCAGAGATTGAGTTTGAAAGAACAAACCCACGGAAAACAGCAGTGTTAGCATCAGAGAAGGTTACGCGAAATGTGCGAATATCGCGGTCACCCTTAGCGGTACGCATTTCAACTTGACCAGTATCATCAGGGAGATGATTGACATCAATCTGGAATGTTCCGAAGTCTTGCAACCCCATGAGAAACTCTTTAGCGGCTGATTGTAAATGGGTAACGTCAATTTCTGCCGCCGCACCATCAAAGCCAGAGAAGCTAACAACTTCTTTTACTTCCGTGTAAGTAATCGGAGAAGTACCCTCACCAATCTCAAATTTAAAACCTTGTGTTTCAATTGCTACAGATTCATATGTCATTTTTTATCCTATTGGCCATAAGTTGTTAGATAGTCGGTTGAATTTCGATATAAAAAAGGCTCTTCTGTCTGGTCTAATGTGTCGAAATCAGACTGAACGCTTATGCCTTTTATATTAACAAACTCTTGTGGGCTATCCGTGCCATAATACACGACACCACGGTAACTCGCAAGCAATTCTTGTATTTGCCCAGATATTTCTTTAGCAGATTGATACGTGTCGGAATATACGTCAATTTGAATATTAGCTTGTGCTATATCAGCCGTTCTGTTTATACCCTGCCAGCGTTCGGCGGATGTTCTTTGATAGATGACAAAAGGGGTTGTCGCGTTTTGCGGCGCACGAAGCGGATAAATCCTACTATGCCCTAAAGCGGTTGCAATCAGTTGTTTCATTCCATATTCAATCATTTTCTTAACCTTTTGAAGCTTTTTTCAATTTCTTCTTTTAGCGTTTTACTTAAAATATCCAAAACACGATTACTCAATTGCTCAAACTTTGGAACAAACCACGGTTGCGCGGGCATATACTTAGTACCAAACTCAACAAAATTACCCCAGAACGCATTTCCAGTTGAGATGAAGGCAGATTTTGCCGACTTGTCTTTATTCTTTGCCCGACCTGTTTTTATGTTCTCGCTTAATCGTCCGTATTGCTTACTGTACTGGCTTTGAATCTCCGACCTTGGCGCAGCACTAATAAAATCAGCTTGTACGGTTTTCATTGATTTACTAACCGCCCGTTGTAATGTACGGCTTGCAATCTTGTCAGGCAACTCACCCAAAGCCTTATCTAATTCCTTAAATCCCTCTGTTTCAATCTTATAGCGCACCGACAACCTCTAATGTAAGCCACAATTCGCCCTGTCTTCGCATTGTTCTATCAACATTCGTAATATTATAATTCTGTGACATCCACTGAACGCGCCATTTATTTGTTAAATCATCACGATAACGAATAGACACACGGACGTTTTCCCTTGCGTTTACTCTTGCGCTTTCAAAGGCTTCGCGGCCTTTTTCTGATATAACTCTCCCCCAAACTGTAGCAACCGTTGTATATGATTGGACGGTTTCCCCTGATTTATTTTGGGTTTCAGTTAATGATTGAAGCGTCAATCTTTGGTCTAGTTTACCTGTTTCCATTTTATACCTGTGCCGAATATTCTGTTAAAATACGCTCTTTGTGCCATTTTTCAGCCATCGGGACTTCCGAAAAATCAATAAAACAAGGTGTCCCCGCAGTATAATGTAGCAATTTAGCCTCATTGTTTACCCCATACTCGTCAGCTAACCAATTCCATTCAATGGGCAATTCGCCAACACTATTAGTCCACTCAAAGCGGTGCAGGTGTCTTCCTGTTGAATTTTGCACATAGCTTTGCGTTAGCTTCATACAGTCTGGATGAGCGCAGTTAAACAGAATAACGCTTGACCAGTTTTTGCGTTCGTAGTCTTCGTTTTTCTGGTTTAGATATTTTATTGGGAATTTTGTCTTATAATCATGCTTAACACAAAGCACGGCTTTTGTCTCATCAACCATTCCGAACAACTTTGACGGGTCATCTAAGAAAATCATATCGCCGTCAATAAATAACGCCCATCCTTTGTAATCATTTAAGAACGGCACTAAAAACCGAGAAAATATAAAATCATTCGTTGGTTTATAACCTACCGAACGTGCCTTGTCCTCTGTATATCCAGATAGATTATTCAAAGCTAATGGCGTAATTGAAAAGGGTGAAGTTGACATACGTATCATGCTATTAACACAAGTGTGATATGCAATAGCTTCTTTAGGGTCATACCCGATATATACCTTGTGCATTTTCGCCCCTTAAAAATTCTTGTGCTTTTGATAGTACCATATCAGGCGTTATCTTTTCCATTGATTTTTTGCATATAGGACAATCATCCCAATTACCACAATAATCAGCTTCCGTTGTGGTTATATTAGCATGGATATTATATCCCGTTGTTTCTGGACTAATAAAAGAGCCGAATATAACTACCGCTGGAACGCCCATAGAGGCCGCCATATGATGCGAACCGCCCTCATTGCATATAACTAGCTTAGAACGCGATATAACGCTTGCGGCAAGCCTAAACGTCTTTGTTTTTACGACAACTACACCGCGCAAGATGTTTTCCTTGTCATCAGATATAAGTTGAACGCATTTAACCCCTAATTTATTGGCAACCTCTTGAAATTTATCAAAACCCCATGATTTATTAGGACTTGCCGCATCTTTTAAAGAAGGCGCCACAACGACATAATCACCCAATACGGGAATGAAGTCTTTTTCCTCTTTTGTTAGGTATATTTTCCCCGCTCGTGCTTTATGATTATCCTCGAATATAATCCTATTGCCCTGCCAGTGCTTTATATATGGCCTATAACCACCGCCGTCTATTATACTTTGCGGCGCGTCATTATCCCACGCTGGATTGCCTAACCATGCGGGATGTTGTCTTTTTATTCCTATAGAACAGCTTACAGAATGAGGCTTTCCAGTTTCCTCATAAAGTTTTTCAAGTCGGCCTAAGCACATCAACTCATCGCCTAGTCCCATGATAATATATAATCCCCTGCTATTTCTGATTTTACTGAATAGCCTAGCTTTTCTAGGTAGTTGACTGCACCCAATTTCTCTAACCCGTATTTTTCAGCCATATTGCCTTTTTGCTCAACTACAATAACAGGCTTGCATCTTTTAAGTAGGTTTTGCGCCCCCTTAAGAACATTCAACTCGTACCCCTCGCAGTCAATTTTAATGAAATCAACCCATAGAATATGCAGGCTATCTAATGTTACCATAGGAATATCACCGTCACCCGTGATATGGGTGTCTCCGCTTGACCCGTTAGTCATTTCAGACAAAGAAACGCTTCCCTTTTTATCCCCCAGCGCGACCTCATGCAATTCAGCGTTTCCGCAACCGAACATATTCATTTTCCAACAATCAATATGACTTGGCAGAGGCTCGAAACAAATAACCCTATCAAAATCATGGCTCATATTATAAGACCATAATCCTATATGCGCCCCAATATCTATAGCTACTTTTTTTCTTTTAACGTGAGTTAATGCCTCTTGATATTTCCCCCCCTGATAGGATAAGCGACCATTACGGGATTGCCCTACCTTTGACATCCATTCGGGCATATGCGTTTCACCGTCTGGAAACCACCATTTATCAAATTTAAACATTTAATTTCCTCCAAGCGTCACCGCTTTTTATCTCTTGTAACGTCCACTGATTATCTGCCAAAACGCCAGCCCATTCAAGTCTGTTTTCTGGTCTGTATAAATCATTTATTTTAGAAATACTATCAACCGACATTCTGCTTGCGACGCACTTACCTAAACATATAGCTGGAACGCCAGAAAGAATGGCGTCAACAGCAATATTAGACGAATAGGTGACTATGCAATACGCCCTATCTAAAACCCTTTGTAGGGGCTTTAAATCGCGTTTATTCCTTATGAATATTTTTTTATCTGTATGTTTTTGAATTTCTTGAATGCAATCATTTATCCATTCGTCTATTTCAATCCCATGAAGCCACATAAATACATCAGATTGAGGGCAGATAACGACATAATCACCCTGATGCCAAGGCTTTATATCAATCCCGAAATAATCAAACCTAGAACAATCTGAATAACCATTCCCGTCATGTTGATAGTCATTTTTGGTTATGCGGTAAAATTGCCGTCTGCCAAAATACCCGTGGTCACCATAGTAAAAATCGAACCCATTGGATTTTGCCTTTTGTACATCTTCCCAATTATCAGGACTAGCAAATCCAGCCCAATCTCCGCCGTGATAGTTATCAGAAACAACGCCGCCACACCCCTCTGCAAACGCTTCGCAGAATTTCGGGCTAGTTAATTCATTCTTTTGGCGGCAAACTGAAAGCATCTTCTAAACTCATTCTAGGGAAACATTCTAATGAGGTTTCTCTTGTGCAGTTTATTATCTCAATTGGAATGACTTTAGACGCTTTCTCAAAATGTTCCAACCATTTATGATAGTCACTATTACGGCTGTCTCTTTTATGTGTCTTATCAAAAAAATGCTTTTGGGATTTATATCCCATGTCGTATCCAAGTAGGATAATACGTTCTGCGCCGTGTAAATAAGCAAGATTGATTGCCTGAAATCCACTATTGCCACCGCTTGCAATTAAACCTTGTTTATCAGACCATATGATTTTTGGGTCATATTCAATGTGGTTTAGATTATATTTTAAGGCGGCCTCGCTTGATACTGTCCATTTTTTCCCAGTAAATGATTGCCATCTATCTTTTAAATCCCACCAATCAGTATCAGCAGAATAAAGAATGTCCGCAAACGGCGCATATAATATAGCTTCTTTTACCGCATAAAGTTTTCCCTTACCTTGGCAAAATTCAACATCTTGCAAAGTAATGGATGAACCAGTTGCTATACAAATTACGGTTTTAGCGTTCTTCATTAATGTAGAATACGCCAGCCGCAGTTACTTGAATAGCGGCAATATGTGTAGAGCCATTCGTGCGCAAGTAAAAATACTGACCAGAAACAACATGGAAATCATAGTTAGAAGAAGACGCAACAACATCAGATGCACCAAGTTTAATATATACGTCTGCGCTTGCATGAATTGTAACAAGTGAAGCCGTTAGCGCGGTTGTATTTCTTGCGCTTGTGCCAGATGTAGAAAAATGTTGTCCGTTTTTAGGGCAAGTTTGCGCCATAATATCCATGTAAATCACCTATTCGATTAAAGAGTTAAGTTTTAAAGTTCCAATTGCGTAAACATCTTCATTCCCATCAGTGCAAAGGAATTGATATTTATAATCACCCGCACTCGGCAAATCAGATGTGTCTATTTCAAAAGTTCCAACATGGCCTGATTTTGAACCTGTAACGCTATGCAAAAGGGCATTATCTGATTTACTTGAAAACAATAATGTTAAAACATGAGATCCGTAGTTTGCAACAGCACCATACTTGTCATGCTGATTAAGCGTAATTCTTATATCATCGCCATATGTCGCGGTAATCGGAGGAAGCGTCAATAAAGCGTTATTTTTATAATTAAAATTTGCCTGTATCATATGCCAATTCCAATTCTATATGGGTGCAATAATCTTTGAACAGCCATGTTTTCTTTAACTTCTTTTTCACCTGCGCCCTCGCGGTTTTCGTACAAGTCACCAATAATCAAAAGACAAGCCGCCTTAATTGCGCTTGGTGTCGAAACAGGGCTGTCCGCTTTTCCCATGATTGGCTGATTAAGATATTTCTCAATATGCTCTTCCGCCGCATCAAGATAGATTTGTAGAAGCGCGTCTTCCGCGTTTTGGTCTATCCGCAGGTGGCTCTTGACTTCCGTCAACGTCAATATGTTTGCTATCGCCATTTACTTCCTCTTTTAATTCTTCCGCGTATCCCATGCGTAACATTTTTTCAGCTATATCTTTTTCAACCGCCATAATACGGCCAATCCAGACATTGCCTAAAGATGGAGATACAAACTCTTGAACAAATTTAATTTTCATTATTACCTCACTTAAGCGAACGGAGGATTTACCCTCCGCTCTATTAAATTAGGCGGTTGTATTACCGTAGAAAACAGAAGCAGGGCGGTAAGAAGCCAATGTCAAACGGTTTTCCGCACGGACGGTCAGAAGGTTTTTCTGAACGTTGTCGGAATCTTGCTCGAACATTTCAACTACAGTGCCCATTCTATCCCATACTTGGAAGGCGATGTCGAACGCGCCAACAATCAACTTGCCAGAAGCAAGGTTGTTAGTCACGACAACAGGCAAGCCCCAAAGTGTCGGGCCGAGTGACCCAGTTGGATTACCTACGACATAACGAACATCGGAAGTGCCAACCTTGGTACGCTCAATTGCGCCCCAATCAGCAGGGTTAAGAACGATTGCGTTTGGTGCATAATCAGCCGCATAAGCCGCATAGATTGCGCGGTTAATGCTATCCAATGCGTTTTCACCTGTTACTGGTGTAAATGCAGTGTAGTTGCCTGATTTTGTAATACCAGAGATTTGTTGACCAGAGCCAGTACCATTAATGATTTGGCTGTCTGTTTTCAAATCCACACCATAACGAAGGCGTGTATTGATATAACTTTCCAAAGCAGCACTATCTTCCAAAACCTGTTTAGATACTTTCAGGAAGTGGGCGATTGTGCGGACTGGTGCGGATACCAACTCAAAGGTCAGTGCAGATTCAGGTTTTGCCGCGCCCTCTGCTGTCTCTGCCGCGTTATTGGTGAAAGCCAATTCGCGAGTATATTCAACAGCGTTAGAAGTAGTTACGCCTGAAGGCATAATGTCACGGATACGCAAGGCGCGAAAAGCGCCTGGAATAATTCCGCCGAGACGTTGTGGGGCAACCAAAACATCAGAGTTCAATGGAGGAGAACCACCATCTTGACCTGTAATTGTGTTAGCTTGAACGCGCATTTTATTGCTATTACCAGCGGCAAATTCTTTGAACGCGTCTGATTTAATAATCATACGGCCTAAAGTTTCTGGGGCAGCTTTACCAGCTTGGACACCTTCAGCAAGTTTTTGCTCAAGTGCCACAATGCTGTCAGCTTGTGCGGCAAGTTTCATCGCCAGAGCGTCTGCTTTTTCAATTGCAGCTTTAGCGTCCGTACCAGAAGATTGCATCGCGGTTTTCAATTCTGCTGTAATAGCAGCATTGTCTTTTTTCATGCTTTCCATAGAAGCATTAATTTCGCTTACAAGAGCGATAGGGTCTTTATCAGCCATTTTGTTTCCTCAACTATTGTTTGACCGTTTTCAAAAGAGATGCGAGAGCATCCACTAAGTCACTAGCGCACGGCATAGTCGAGGCAGCGCACGGCGTACCCGTTAAATCTTTGATTAAAGCGCGGCGTTCGCTTCTAGGCATACCCGCCTTGGCAAGTTCTATATCCACCCGCTTTAATGCACTGTTAGCATATTCCACATCTTCGCTTTTGTCAACATTATCAGAACCCAAAACAGCATGAGCGAATTTTTGCTCTACTGCGCTCGAACCCTGAATCCATGTTTCAGCGTCCATCATCTTTTTAATTTCTTTTTCGTCTTTGCCTGTTTTCTTGGCATAAAGACCAGCCATGCTTTCGTCAAACTTCGAAAGCATATCAGCAACTTCTTTCATGTCATTCTTGTTGCCCATGGCAAACGTCCATGAGTTATGTATCATCAAGAAAGCACTTTCAGCGATTTTAATCTCGTCACCAGCCATAGCAACCACAGATGCGGCACTAGCGGCAAGCCCGACAACCTTAACAGTCACATCGCCTTCGTATTCTGAAAGTAAAGTATTGATTGCTAAACCCTCAAAGAAATCTCCGCCGCCTGAATTAATATTCACGGTAACAGGTTTTCCAGCCGCGCCGCGAAGGATTGAAGATACAATCTTTGCAGTCATACCCGCGCCGTCACCAAACTCGCCAATGGTTGAATAGACGTTAATCGAAACGCCGCCATCGTCTTTGGCAACGATAGTTCTATCCCATTTTTCAAGAGCCTGTACTGGCACTTCCCATTTAAACTTGATTTTCTGTTGTTCCATTAGAACCCCCTCTTAAATCGCTATCAATTGGCAACATTTGCTGTTGCATAAATAATTTATCGCCGCCATCTTGTGGCTTCCACCCCTCGCAAAGACGCGCTTCATTCGGGGTCATAATCCCGCCCGTGACGGCTTCCTTATAGGACTTAACCCGTTCGGCTTGGTCTGGACGTAGCAATGCGTTAAAATCAAACTCAATATCGTATTTCAATCTATCTTCTGCGCTCAAAAGGTTAGCTTTCATACTAGCCTCATATCTCTCAAGATACGGGCGCAAACCAAGTTTATAAAACCCTTGCACGATTTGCTGAATACCAGAACCCCATGTTGTCCCTGCGGACGTGTCGTTAATCAAAACGCTCGGAACGCCAAAGAAACGGGCAATATCCTCAATCTGGAATCTGCGGGAAGCCAACAATTCAATATCATTCGGGGAAAGAGACACCTGCTCATATTTCATATTTGCTTCTAAAACAAATAGGCGGTCATTGTTTCCCTCTGCCAATTCAGAAAAATTAGCTTTAATCTGGTCGCGCTGTTCTTTAGTCAAGATTTTGTCGATATAAAGCACACCAGATGGCTTTCCGCCATTGCGGTATATTTTACCAGTCGAGGCTTCTGCGGCTTGCCCTACCCCTATAGAATTGCGAGCAAACGCCAAAGGAGATAGTCCGATAATTCCATTGCCGAAAAGTTTATTGTGCCAGATTGAATCCTCTGAATAAACCTTAACGCTTGTTCCGTCTTGATATTTGTATGCAATGGCGTTAGTCGATAATAATTCAACTTCCATTTGTTGTGACATTAAAGGCACAAGTCCGATGATATTGCCCTTCGTGTCTTTTTGCTTCATGGCGTAACAGTTGCCTAGAAGAACAATCTGATAGGTCATAGTCTCAAAAAACTCTTGGCGGGTCTGCCAGCGATTAGGCTTTCCGTTGAAAAGCATAGACAGAGGATGTTCCCTGTCTAATATTCTTTCGCCATTAGGCATGATTTTATAAATGTTAATTGGTAGAGATGCAACACTTTCGGAAATCAACCGAACACACGACCACACCGCAGATAATTGCAAGGCCGTTTCAAGTGTTACGCTAACAGGTGCAGTATTTCCATTTGTCGGGGCTGGATTTTGCAAGCCGTCTTGTCGGCCTCCTGCTCCAGATACGAAACCCCAAAGGTTACGCCATAGTGCCATATTTAACCCTTTTTGATAATTCACAAGTAGTATAAAGATTTAATTCCTAGAATACAAGAGGATTATTTACAAAATCAACAAAAGCCCCTTGCCATTGGTGTCATATCTTGACTTTTTATTTTATCAGGTTATTATAAGGATATGACCACTTTGCAAGAGAAAGAAAAAATATGGCTGTAAAAAAAGAGTACTCCCCATTTTTAGGGGTAATAATAACAAAGGAGGAAGCTATAAAGCAAAATTTAAGCAAATATTTTATTGGCGATGTTTGTAAGAATGGACATATATCAGAAAGATATGTAAAAAAAGACAAGTGCTTGGTTTGCCATCGTGAGCTTGTAAGAATTTCTTATAATAAAAATAAAGAGTCTTACAATAATAGCTCAAAAAAATGGAAAGATAAAAATAAAGAAAATATAAAAATATATAACAGCATTCATTATTCAAACAATAGAACATATTATGTTAACAAAGCTAATAATTATATAAAAAACAATAAAGAAAAAGTTAGGGTAACCAAAAAAATATACAGAGAAAAGAATATAGATTTAATTCTAGAAAAATATAACATTTGGGCTAAAGAAAATAGAAACAAAATAAATACCATTAAACAAAACAGAAGATTTAGAGAAAAAAATGCCATTGGCTCATTTAAGCCAGAAGATATAAAAAACTTAGAAATAAAACAAAAAAATAAATGCGCCTTTTGTTTTTCTATGCTTGGCAAATTTCATATTGACCATATTCAACCACTTACAAAAGGCGGGACAAATTACATAAGTAACATTCAATTACTTTGCCCTAGATGTAATCAAACTAAATACAACAAAGACCCATTTATTTTTGCACACGAAAACGGTAGGCTTTTATAAAATCACTGGGGACGTTATAAAATCGTTAATGTCCCCAGCTTTTTCTGCTGATTGAGATATACCAGCCGCCATAGCAAGAGCCACCATTCCGTCAATCCGCCCAGAGGTTTTCATCTTTTCGAGTTTTCTATCCCCCGCAGGATTGCGCGTCACCATTGCGTTGTTCGCGCACATCGTCAGCACTGGATGCCCACCGTGTCTTAGTGTTTTATTAAGAATATGCGATTCTATAGCCTCTAATGCTGGACTCATTTGTTTAAATCCTTGGCCAAATTCAACCAATGGAAGGGAAATTCCTAATTCATCTAGTTCTTTTTTCAGTAAGTCAATCCGCCACCTGTCATATGCGATTGCGATAACATTCAATCCAGAAGTTATATCTGCAATTTCCTTTGCCACGAAGTCATAGTCCACTGTTGCGCTTGGCGTGGTCGATAGAAGCCCCATAGACTTCCACACGTCATACGGGGTACGGTCACGCTTAGAACGCTCTAAAAGTCCTATAGCGGGTGTCCAGAAGTATGGGTAAGCATTCCACAACCCGCCTTTCAGTCCATAAAGCACAAGCGAAGTTAAGTCGGTCTTTCCAGACAAGTCCAGCCCGCCGAATATTTCTTCGCATTCCTCAATCGGGCAAACTTCATCAGCGCAGGATAGCCATGCGTTGCGAGAAATAAATGGGGAGTTTACGGAAATACGTTGATTAAGGTATAAATTCCTAAAGCTATTCTCAAAGCTAGGCATACGACTTGCATCATTTGCCATTTTTTGCATATCACCCAAGTTTCTAAACTTACCCAAAGCAGGGTTTGCCGCATGCCACGCTTTCTCATCAAGAACATCAGCATCTTGTGGCGCGGCGTACAAGTGGCATATCGTTTGCGGGTCTTTACCAGTCAAAGCGTCATCAATCCAGATAGAAAGTAAATCACTGTCATTAGCGGCTTGTGTACTGATAACCAATCGCAATGGTGCTTCGTGTGCTCCCTGACTTGTAATGACCGCCGAAATAAAATCATCGTTTGCGCCAACAACCTGACCAGTTTCGTCTAGGATTAACAGCGAAGGGCTACCACCCATATTTGTTGCCCCGTCTTTTGCCAAAGCCTTATACTCGGTATTCATTGGCAGTCCGTATAATTCTTTTTGACTTGGAACAACTCTAATAATTTTTGATAGTTCTGGGCGGATTGACGGAATGGTGGCTCTTGCTATGACGGCTGGTATATCTCAATCAGCA